GGAGTTCTTGTGATCCTTTCGTATTATCTTCTTTCTCAAAGTCTTGTAATTTATTCCAATCAATATTCGTTGGCATATTTTTTGCTAACTTCTTGTAAGTCTTCTCATCTATATCTTGATAAGGTGCTTGTTGATATGTATGATCAGAGAAAGGTAAGAAAGATATACCACTTACATGTTCAAAGTTTTCCCAACACCATGCACCCACAGGAACCCATTCTTCTTCCTTAACACTTATAGTTACAGAAGGTTTATGTTCACACCAATGTTGAGCATAACATTTCCATATCTCTAATTGTTGAATAGCTGTCATGTCTGTTCTGCATACTGAACCTTTAGGAGCCATCATAGGAAAAGAGAATACAGTTTGATGTTCTGGTTTTAAATAGTCTGGCTCATTAGGTATACCAGATACTTTCATAAACTCAGTCAATGGATCTTTATTATCACCTCTTACTGTTCTAATATAGTAAGGATTATGTCTAGCATGTATACCACTAGCACTATCTACTAATTGACTTACAGTACCTGAAGGTTTAACACAAGTAATAGCTGTTGATTGTGGTATACCTAACTTCTTTGATAAAACTTTATTAGTTTCTACTGCATGTTTCTTTAATACTTCTAGTCTAGGTGCAAGTCCATCAATAGTATTTAACTCAATACAATCCATGATACCTGTCAAAGATACACCAAGTAGTCTTTCTTCTTCTGTATTGTTCTGCCATCTCTTACGAAGATAACCAAAGTTTGTAAAGGTAGATTGTATTGTACCTAGTATCGTAGCAAGTTTAACTTTCTTTGTTAGTGTAGTCATAGTATCAGTAGAACGACACACAACTTCAGTTAAGTTACAGAATTGATTAGGTCTTAATATAATTTCACTACAAGGATTAGTACCAAAATCCCATGATGCATCTCTTCTACCATTCTCTGCAGCTTTAGCTTGAGCAGATGCTCTATTGAACATACCTCTCTCACCTGATTTACTTTCATATAATGATAACCATTCCTTCATAAAGATACCTACATCAGGTTTCTCTGTATAAGCTACAGAGTTATTTGCTAATGCTCTTTGTGGATTTTCATTCCACCATTCACCCATCTTAGCACCACGTATTCTTTGATCAGATAAATTAGATAAAGATATAAGTGCTGATCTACGTACACCACCTACAACTACAACCTCACCTGTCTTACATACAATATCATGGCACTCCATAGAAGAAAGCTTTCTACCTCTTGCACCTTTAAATTTAAGAATAGTAAAGTCAAACAAATCAACAAGAGGTTGAGGTCCACTAGCCCTACCACCAAATGTTTTTAATCTTGCACCTGCAGGTCTAACTTTATTTACATTTATCTTAGGAACTCTACCTGTGTAGAGATAGGATACTAAATCTCTAAATGCTTTTGCCCAACCTTCTTTAGAATCAACAACAGATATAACATCTTCTGTATGTTCAAACTCTACATCAGGAACAGTAGGTAACTTATCTGCATACTGTCTTTCAACAGAGAAGCCTACACCTGTACCATTCATAAGTATATATAACACTTCATCAAATGCTCTTGGACTATCAATAGGAATATAAGAACAGTTATAACCTGCAACATTCTCTCTATCTAATGCATCACCTGATGTCATTAATGCTCTCATAGATGGCATAACTTGTAATGAAAGTATAGCTTCTTCTAATTCATCCCATTCTTTATTTTTAATTATACTATTATATTCATTATCTATATGTTGTTTAAAGAAAGATATAAGTCTGCTTACAGTTTCACTCCAACTTTCTCTTCTACCTTTATCTTCTAACCAACGTGAATACCTAGACATGTGAATGAATGATTGATACTCAGTAGGTAAATAATTATTTCCTAGTAATGATGCCATCTATTTTTCCTTTCCATACTTTTTTTCTAATATTAACTCTGCATAGTGTATTACTTTTCTAATATCTTCTATGCCATTCTTTGTTTTGTGACGAGTTATATATTTTACCACATTACCCTCTAAGAAGTCAAGATTATTTTTAACAATATAATCTACAGGTTGTATAACACAATCTTTATAATGACTACCACCTATTTGTTTATCACTAGGTTTACTATACTCATACTCATATTCATACGTACCTTTTTTTAATAAATTTTCTTCAGCATCTCTTCTCTTCATATAATCTCTATAACTTTCTTGAGACCATCCTCTATCCTCTTCAGGATTTATCAAGGACTCTTCTGATTCTTTGTCTGACATATTTTATCTCCTTTGAATTAATTACTTTTATTGCAAAGCTTCTTGTATACTGTGCATCCATACCTGCACTTTCACAGATATACTCAAAGTTATCACATGTAACACCTACACTACAGAAGAACCATGCACGAGCATTTGCTCTTTCAACACTTACTCGTGATGATTCTACTTTAGATTTTTCTTTTGTTGCATCTAACAATGCTTGAAATATAACAGACAAGAATAACATTCGTTCAGGACTACTGTTCTCATGCTCTTGTATCTCTGTTAAGATCTCAATGTATTCTTCATTCATTAATCTTCTTGAGTTATTTCATCTCTAAATGTATCAACTAACATAGATGCAGCTTCTTCTGCTTCAGCAGCTAGTTTAATTTGTTTAATAAATTCATCAATAACTTGGGGATGTTCTCCTATACCAACAGGATGTTCCAAGTATATACGTGCAGTAGCTATAGCTTTATCTCTTTGAGAATGAAACTCAGCTAGTGCTGTGCTGTACATTGCTTCTTTTACTGACATTTTGTACCTCCTTTCTTTTCTTAAAATATAATTTTACACCTTCACTAATTTTTTTCTTTACTTCATCTGATCTTTTTTTACCAAACATAGGATTTTTTTCACCTAGATTTCTTTCTCTACAACCTTTATTAAATTCAGATGTATAACTTTCAACAGGTCTATAAAATTTACCTCCTACATATGAATTATAAAATGCAGGTTCATCACTACCTTCTATCACAGCAGTAAGCACATCCCATTTCATTTGATAGTATGCTTCATAGTAACGTAAACTTCTTTTGTTTTTATATTCTGCTATAACTTCAAAAGTAAAATGTTCTTTACCTATCTTTTTTATATCTTCATTTAAATATTTAGAAGAACCTGTATATATTTCCCATTTATGTTTTCTTTTTTTCTTACCCATAGAAAAATATTGTTTACAACCTACATATGCTTTAGTAGTTTTAGTATTTGTTATAAGATATACAAACCCAAACTTATCTAGGTTAGGTACGAAAGGTTCTTTAGAATCATAACTAACCCAATGACTTATCAAGATGTAATCTCCTCTACATTAGGTTCTTTAACCACCTTCGTAAAGTACCTAGGTCCATTTGCATAATTAAATATACGTAACCCTTTACCTTCATTCGTATCACTCCAACAAGTAATATTATGTGGACAATAAACGCAACCAATAAAAAGCTTACGATTACCACTAGCACCATCAGGCACATCACTATAACACCTATCAGGTGGATCATCTTTATCCATAGCTCCTTTAAGATATTCAATTCTTTGTTTAGCATTTATCATCTCCATTGAGTGAACACGAGTTAAACAAATATTACCATGTTGTTTATCTATAGCTAGAAAAGCAGCTTCATCTACACCATTACCTTCAGCATAAGCAGAAATCTGTGCTATATAACCAAAGGGATCATCTTCTTCTAGTTTATTCTTAGCAAACTTCTCAAAGCTTTTACCTGATGCACTCTTACAATCAACCAATACACCATCTATTACACAGTCTTGATGACCTACTATACCATTAACATTAACTTGTTTCTGTAAATCAGTTACTGTATGTCCTGATAGTCTAGCTAAAAGAATTAATACATCTTCTAACAGATGACCATATAAAAACTTTATTCTTGTATTAGGTTCTAAAGGTTTAGATTCTTCTTTAGAATTTTTCTCATACCATAATTGTCTTGCAGGTTTACCTATAGCAGAAAGTCTTAGCTTACCTTTTTCTCTAGGTGTTTCATTAAGTAAACCTTTTATTGTTTGTTTAATACTCTTTGTAAAAGAATCTAAATGAGCATCAACTTCTTCTTCATTTAAATTTGTTTCCACAAGAGGATCAAATAAATCATACATATCTTTTACTAAAGTATCAATAGTTTTCATAATAAATAATGGAGAGATACTTATTCAGTAGTACCTCTCCATCCTTTCGTAGTTGGTTATGCTTTTGCAAAATCTAAGTCAGCATCCTGCGTACTTTTGTAGCCATCTTCAATAACATCAAAGTCACTTGTGACATCACTATCAGATGATTCAGGTGCAGGTACGAACTTAATAACCTGTACTGCTTTTAGATCACCAAAAGTTCCATAAGGTTTATGCTCATATGTAGTATACTTTACATTAACCAATGAACCATTACCAACTTTTTCTTCTGTAAATGGAAGTCTATCTGCATCTACAACTTTAGGTTTAGGTTTATCTTCACCTGTCTTTGCCCATTTAGTTTTCGCTTTAATGGTTACAAAGTTCCCATTGTCATCACCTTTATTTTTAACAGATAGACCATCTGCTTTAGCTATAGCAACATTTTTGTCATCAAGATTACAGACATCAATGCTCCACTCACCTTCTTCTTTAAATTTGTAATTAGGTTTAATTATATGTGCCCAATTAGCTATTCCTTGAATTACACTCATAGGTGTTTTCCTTTCCTTATTATTAATAAAAGAATTATTACATACCTTAACATTATTGTCAAGAGTTTTTTTCATAATAAAACTTTTATTTAGTTTTAAAATTAAACTCATCTCTATTCTTGAGATAAGGTCTTGTTTTCCTTGATGTTTTCTACCCCATGTTTTGTATGCAGAATCTTTGTAGCTTTCTACTCTGGTATTTTTATCTACAACTTTGTCAGTTAATTCTACCAACTCTTTTGCATCACACCATACATAGTCATGCTCTCTTTCAAATACAAAGTAATCACAGTCACCATACAGCCAACCTTTATTACCCATTGTATTTAAAAATTCAACAACAATCCATGCGTCATCCAGAACTCTTTGTTTGTTTCCAGTTCTTCTAGCTTTTACATCTACACTAACTGTTAATCCTTTATATGTTAAGTATAAATCTATATGTTTATTTATATTCTCTTGTTCATCAGCTATTGCAACTGTATAACCATGTGACTTAGCTGTCTGTATAAACTCATTCTCTACTTTTATACCTCGCTTAATATAATCAGCATGATCTTTTCTTCCTTTAAATTCTTGTACTAATGTGTCTGTGCCCATGTTCTACCTACCTTCCATTCATTATCAAGAGGACATTTCATTCTTAATTCTTTCTCAGTATCTTTCATTGCATCTTTAGTTACCTGTCCAAACCTTGGAACATCTTTATTCAAAACTTCAAACTGGTATTCATCATGAATAGAAGCAACAAGTTTAGCATCTATACCTAATACTTTTATTCTTGTCATCATATGTATAAGCCATACTTTACATACAACAGCACCTGCTCCTTGTATCAAAGTATTTAATGCACTATGTGGACTACGTATATGTAGTAGTCTACCATCAATACCTTTAATCTTTCCCTTACCTGCAGCTTTTGTTACAGAATCACGTACTCTTTTTAAAGCTGGCATACTATTAAGAAACTTATCTATTAACATCTGTCCTTCTTTAGCACCTGCTCCTACTATCTGACCTATCTTAGATGCACCTGCACCATACATAAATGCATAGATAAATGTCTTTGCCTGGTCTCTATCAGTTAGACCTGCCATTTGCATATTGTGTGTATGTATATCTCCAGTCAATAGTATATCTGTAAATGTCGTATCATTCATTAGATGTGCTAAACATCTTAACTCTAATCCACTTGCATCAGTTCCTACTATAGAATGTGTATGTACATTAGATACTGTCCAACAATCTCTACACTCTTTACCATAAGGTGAACGTACTGCAGGTATCTGTGCCATGTTAGGAGAGTTGTGTGACATACGACCAGTAATAGTTTTAAGTGTCATTACACTACCATGTACTCTACCATCTTTATCATCACATGCTTCTATCCATGATTTAATTTGTGCTATACGTTTCTGTAATAGAAAGAACCTTGAAAACTTTCTAGCTTCAGGCATATCTATTGTATCTAATACAGCTTCATTAATAATGATATTACCTTTGTCTGTATGTTTCTTTGGTTTCCAACCTAACTTCATTAATCTATCTGCAATCTGTTGCCTTGAACCTATATTAAAAGGTATATATTTTGTTTTTGTTTTTAACTCTACAACTGTAGGATCAAAATTATTTACTGACCAATCTTCTAATGATGTAGCTTCATCTTTTAATTTATTAAATAAACCCATAGCTTTTGGTAAGTCCAAAGCAAAACCATTACGTTTCTGTTGGTCTATAATAACTCTTACTTTATGTTCAACTTCAATAGAGTAACTAGAAAAACCTTTACTTTCTTCTTGTAATAAATTAAATAATTTATGTGTTATATTAACATCTTGTTTACAATACTCTAACATATCTGGTGTATATACTTCAAATGTTTCTACATCTCCTTTAGGAAATCCTAATCTTTCTCCCCATGCTTTTAAGCTATGTCCTTCACGTATGGGATTAAATAACTGTGATAGTATCAATGTATCTATAACTTGATTAACTTTTATTTTAGTGCCTAGCAATCTATTAAGCACAGGAGCATCAAAGGTTAAACCATTGTGCATAATAAATTGCTTAACACCAAGTGACCAATCTCTAAACCCATGAAGCAAGTCTGGAGGAAAAGGATATACCCTCCCTGAGTCTACATCTTTAGCCACAATACAATGTATCTTGGTAGCATCTAAGCTATCTGTTTCTATATCAACTATCGCTCTCATCTGTTTTCCAATCATACCAATACTCATTGTATAATATCATGGGAGTTCTCTCACCTACCCACACATTTAAGATATTAAACTGAGCAAAATCATCTGCTTCTTCCCATGTCATATCATCTCGTTCTCTTAGTATCTTACATATTCTACTATATGAATATACAAGTAAAGGTTGTTTAGTATATTGCTCT